CCCTATATACTGCATGGCCTCCTCTTGCGCTTTCCAATAGGTCTCGAATTCGGCTAAAAATTGGCCTTTGATGTTAAAAATTAAGTATTTCATGAGCGCGCCTCCAGTCTTCCACGATTGAACAAAGTAATAGCAATTGATCGGAAGGCGGGCGCCTCCCGCTCTAGCATGCGCTCAAAGCGCGCCAATGACCAAAACCCGCGCTCGAATTTATAGCCCGCTTGAATGTAATCGTTTTCTGTGTGTTCCATGTTTTCTCCAGTAGTTGCGTAAGACCCGCGCGGAGCGGGTTTCGAGGCCTCACCTCTCATCAGTTACGCTCAATTGAAATAGGCGCTCGCCAACGGCTTGCCAAGTACAAGGCGGGCGGTATTGCGTATGCGTTGGGGGTCGTTAACGTCCGAGCGCCAATAATTCCACAATGCCCGCGCCAATACCGCGCACACCGCTTTTCTGTATTCGGTGGGGAAGTATTGACCCGTGCAATAGTCAATTCTTATTTCATCGTTATAAGTGTTGGCGGGAATTATGACTAATCGACCAGAAAAAGCCTGAAAGCTCGCATCGACTAGCTCTTGAGCGGTAATACCCGAGCGCTCAACGTGCGCCAATAATTTGCGCGCATGGTGGAGGTCTTTGGTAATGGCGCGCGCCTCCGCGCGATAACTGGAAGGGTCTCCATAATTACCGTATTCAAGTTGCGGGCGCTTTTGGGCGAACGTGTAGAGGGCTAAGATAATTTCGTTTTTCATGGTTAATCTCCCAAAATGATTGTTTGAAAATTGTCGTTATAAAGTGGATCGTTCGACTCATAAAGGCGCACTTTTTCGGGCGCGTCTTCGTTGCCAAATAGCACGAACGATCGAAAATTGAGGTTTTGAAACGTGTTTAAGTGAGTGGATCGTAACCAGTCGCAATCCTCTTTTGTGTTTAAAAATATTTGATTCATTGGTTTAATCCCCTTTTTTGATTGAATACATAGTATGACCAACGGTTAAACACGTGTGCCCGTGCTTGAGTATTTCGTTAATCCATTCGCGTTGGTGAGGTGTCCACTTGGGCGAGTCGTGCTCACGTTGTAGGACATGTTGCCATCCAAAGGCGGTTTTCATGTGAAAGTGGATAATCATTGTGTAACCTCCTCAAAGGCGGGAAAGTATTGGCGGACGGTGTAAACGTCACCCATAAGGTCGCATACCTCGCAAAATGCAAAGCGTCCCTCCTCGCCTATTACTTCATAATGACTGGAGGGTGTGTGGGTTATGTCATACCATAGTTCGAATTGTTCCAAATCCTCATCGCTGAGGCCAGTTGGATCGTCGTTAATGAGGACGGATAGAAAGTACCCGCATATTTTGTGCTCGGTGTAGTCGAATTTCATGGTTTAAACCTCCTCAATGAATTGTTCAGCGTGCGCTATCTTGTCCTTGATGGCCTTGATTTTGGCCTCAGCGCGTAACGTATAGGTCAAGCTCACACCGCTCATGTAGGCCTTGATTCCGCCAATGTATGATGAGGGATTCAATTCGAGCGCGTGCAGTTGACGCGTAAGCTCGTCAATGTTTTGGTAGGCTTGTTGTTCAGTCATGGCTTAAACCTCCGTGAATTGTCTTGTATAACCATCAGCGCAAAGTGCAATCATGTTGCCGAGCGTGTCATAGCCGTAAGCGTAATAATCCTTGAGCTTGCGGATTTGCTTTGTCGTGTTGTTAGCAATCAACCTGTGGTTGCGTGGCAAGTAGGCGCTCAAGTTGTGAATGTCATTCTTGCGGGCGCTGATTACAAAATCTTCAATGAGTGACTGTGTTACTTTCATTATGCTCTCCAGTAGTTGCAGAAAATAAGGGCTAACATTTTCGACCCTTACATATATATAGCAGACAAGATTCGTGCCAACGCATGTAAGTTGTTGATTTATAAGGGAGTATTTCTGTTTTTGAGGGGTTTTGTGGCGCTCGAGTGTTGCGGAAGTGCGGTGTCTGCGTTTATACTCATGGAAACGTTACCATTATGAGGACGCATGATGTCACTTGAAACAGAAAAGCCCGCTAAAAGAAAAAGCCCGCCTAGACTCTCGAAAGCCCAAATAAGGGAAACGCTAGACAAGACACCGATCGAGCAATTACTGGGGACAAAACAACCGCTCACCAATAAGCAGAGAGAATTCGCAAAAGAGTTGGCACTTGGCACAATGTCCAAGAGGAAAGCATATTCAAGGGTTTACAACACCACCAATACGTCAACACTCGACACACACCCTTACAAGCTCGCCAAAGATGCTAGAGTCTCGCGCGAGGTAGAGGCCTACAAGTTGGCTATTGAGGCGGAGAAACAGCGAACTCCCAGAGAATTGAAGGCCCTCCTAATCCATCAGCTAGTCAAGCACTCCATTGATGAGGATTTCCCACCCGCTCAGCGCATGAAGGCCCTTGAGCTTATCGGCAAGCTCTACGATGTGGGCGCGTTCATGGAGCGCAAAGAGACAACAGTCATCCACCAAAAGAGCGGAGACATCAAAGCGCAGTTGCTGGAGCGCATCAAGCAAGTGATCGACGTCGAGGCCAAGCCTAAGCGCTCGGGCGGTGCGTCCCTGCTGGAAGAGATAGAGAGCGGGAAAGCGCAGAGCGTTGACCCCACCGTGCCCCCACCCCCCAACGATGCGAGCGAGAGGGTAGGGGATCCTACGCATACTATTCCCCTCACTCAACCATCCCCCAAAAGTGTTGATCTCCCAGAAACCCCCCCGTCACCTTCCGAAACGCAATGAGGTGGGGGGTATATATATCTGGAAAATCGAATAACCCTACTACCAGTAGGGGTGGTAATATTACCAGAGCGCTTGTAAGTTGTTGATTTTATTCAGGAAAAAAATGGGTTTTTGAAGTGAAGATAAAATATACGCCTACGAAGAGAGAGTTAGAGTGGATGAGAAAGCCTGGGCGGTTGACTGAGGCTCAATGTAAGGAGAAGGATATGACGGTTAAAGAGAGAAATGTATTTGATGCGATAGATATGTGGTGGAAGGAGTTTGGGTACGGGCCTTCTTATGATGATATTATGAGGATCACGGGCGATAAGGGTCGTGGTAACGTTCACAGGGTTATTGATAACTTGGTGAAGTTGGGTGTGTGTAAGAAGATCAAAGGCAAGGACAGGAGTGTTCGGCCTGTGTATATTAAATTTAGCGAGTTGGCATGAACGTAGAGCAGATGGAAGCAGCGATCCAGAACATGCCTCCCGAGATGGCGGAGGAGATGTGGGATATGTTTGAGGTCTACAAACAGAGCTTGAGCGTAGAAAAGGCCGCCGATGACTTTATGTTGTTCGTGAACGAGATGTGGCCGGGCTTTATACACGGACGTCATCATGAGCTGATGGCTGAGAAGTTTGAGGAGATCGCAAGCGGCAAGCTAAAGCGACTAATCATCAACATGCCTCCCCGTCATACGAAATCTGAATTTGCTTCCTTTATGTTACCCGCCTGGTTCTTGGGGAAGTATCCCGGTAAAAAAATTATCCAGACATCTAACACAGCTGAACTCGCGGTGGGTTTTGGTCGTAAGGTGAGGAACTTAGTAGCCTCCGAGACATACCACAAAATATTCCCATTCGTGAATCTGAGGTCAGACAGTAAAGCAGCTGGCCGGTGGTCTACGAATAAAGACGGAGAGTATTTCGCTATCGGTGTTGGCGGTACGGTAACGGGTAAAGGTGCAGACCTACTCATCATCGACGATCCCCATTCCGAACAAGAAGCAGCCCTTGCAGCCGGAGACCCATCCGTTTTCGATAAAGTCTATGAGTGGTATACATCCGGACCTCGTCAGCGTCTACAACCTGGTGGAGCTATTGTGGTCGTGATGACCCGTTGGGCGAAGAGAGACCTGACCGGCAGGATTGTTCAGTCCATGATCGACAGAGATGGAGAGAAGTGGGAGGTGATACAGCTACCGGCTATCATGCCGAGCGGTAAACCTTTATGGCCAGAGTTCTGGAGGATAGAGGAACTCGAAGCCTTGAAGTCTGAACTACCTGCTGCAAAGTGGAATGCGCAGTACATGCAATCCCCCACATCCGAGGAGGGTGCGATTGTGAAGCGAGAGTGGTGGAGGGTTTGGGATCAGGACCCCCCTGCTTGTGAATACATTATTCAATCTTGGGATACGGCCTTTACGAAGTCTGAGCGGGCTGACTATTCTGCTTGTACGACCTGGGGAGTTTTCTACATGAATGAGAACCCCCAAGACCCGAACGTGATTCTTCTCGATGCGTTTAAGGCTCGGATGGAGTTTCCTGAGTTGAAACAGGTGGCGTTAGAGGAATATAGGAATTGGCAGCCAGATGCGTTTATTGTTGAGGCGAAGGCGAGCGGAGCGCCGTTGATTTTTGAATTGAGGGCGATGGGAATTCCGGTGCAGGATTTTACTCCCAGCAGAGGAAATGATAAGATGGTGAGAATCAATTCAGTAGCAGATCTTTTTGCGAGTGGTAAAGTATGGGCACCGCCTACGAGATGGGCAGATGAGTTGATAGAAGAGATGGCTGCTTTCCCTAATTCAGATCACGATGACCTTGTGGACTCAACAACGCAGGCATTGCGCAGATTCAGACAGGGCGGGTTCCTCTCTTTGAATACCGACGAGAAAGATGAGCCGATCAATTTCCGTCGAAAAGCTGCATATTATTAAAGGAACATCATGATTGACAAGTCTCTCCATCAAGCACCAGCCGGACTCGAAAGTCTAGCCAACGAACCAATCGAGATTGAGATTGTCGATCCTGAAGCAGTCCACATCAAGGCAGGCGACCTCGAGATTGATATGGAGCAGGGCGAAGATGGCGACTTTAATGCAAATCT